CCCAAGTGGATCAACGTAAAGACATATTCAGATCCTGAGGGAATCTATCAGGGCGAAATCGGTAAGATTGAAAATGTCCGCTTCGTAGATACTTCCGAAGCAAAGGTGTTTGAGGGCGAAGGGGCAGACGGTGTGGATGTTTATTCGACTCTTATCATCGGTGATAACGCATATGGTACAACAGAAATTGCAGGAGGCGGTCTCCAGCATATTGTTAAGCAGCTTGGCTCTGCAGGTACTGCCGATCCTCTTAATCAGCGTGCTACTGCAGGCTGGAAGGCTACCAAGGCGGCTGTAAGACTTGTTGAACCTTATATGATTCGTATTGAAACGGCAGCAAGCTTCTGATAAAGAAAAAATGATAATCCCTCAATTGGCAAAGCCAATTGAGGGAAACATTGAAAGGAGTAAATAAATTATGGCAACAAATAAAGACTTGAAGGCAAAAGCCACAAACGATAAAAATGCATTGGTGGAAATTGAGCTTTTCCGTGATAACAGAGACTACAAGGACGATGTTTTCGTGGCGGTAAACGGTGAAAGCTGCGTAATTGCACGCGGTAAAAAGGTAATGGTGAAGAAAAAGTTTGCCGATGTAATTGCGCAGTCTATGAGCCAGGATGTTAAGACCGCAAGACTTATGGATAATAAGTCTGAAGAGTATTTCACGGAAGCCGCCGCAAGAAACATATAAAAGGAGGTCTTTTATATGGGCAGCTTTAATTTAGGACGTATAAAAGGCGCAAAAGGCGACCGCGGAGAAACAGGACCAAAGGGCGACACAGGTGCAAAAGGTGAGAAGGGTGATACAGGAGATAGCGGAAGAGATGGACTTACCCCTGTTTTTAAGGTTGGAGGGACCGCGACCCTTGCTCCGGGAGAAAAAGCATATGTGGAAATTGATACGGAAAATCCGGCAGAACCGGTTATTTATTTCCGTATTCCCGCCGGATTCGACGGAAAGGATGCCTCAGGAGATATGCTTGCTTCTGTTTATGACTCCGAAGGCATTAAGGAGGATATTTATACATACGCAAATAACCTTTTCGATAACTGTGTTAAGACGGTGGGCGGTAATCTCATCGGAGCGTTAAAAGCTACCGAGACCTCTCTTCTTGACGGCTCGGTACGAAACATTTCTGCACGGAGTTCTTTACCTGAAAGCGGAGCAGAAGGGGACATTTGCATAATTGTGGCAGATAATAATTCTAAAAGACTGGAAGAGTGCGAAGAAGGAACAGTATTTCTTATTGAAGAAAACGGTAAGGAACAGCCCTATATAATTGTGGCAAAAAATCACTACCAAAAAAACAGCGTTACTTTAATAAGAAAGTACCTTTCCCCTCACAGAGGGCGATTCAGCAACCCTAAAAAAACAGCTTATGCCATGTGTGAAGCAGATGTTTTTTTGGAAAGTATGTTCAGAAATTCTTTTTCGGATGAGCTTAAAAAGAATATGATTGCTGCAGAAGTTGAAACAGCTGTATACAGATATTGTTTCCTTTTAAGCAAGAGAGATTTTATGGATTTAAATTATTTGAGTATCGAAGCAAACAGAAAAGCAGGAAAAGCTAAGGGATCAGATTACGAGCAGTATATTACACGCTCTATTGACAGTCAGGGGAGTGTGGTAACCGTCGGCACAACGGGAAGCTTTTCAACGGTTTCGCAGACGACAGAATTGTATTACAGACCGGCAATTGTACTGCCTTCTTACCTGGAAGTTGTAAACACGGTGTATGACGAGCTTTCAGCTATTAAACTGCATGAAACAAAACCGGGAATATATATGTATATTCAGGGAGAATGGAAGGAGTGTGCATGCTTATGACAATAAATTTCGTGATAGAGCATGTTGCAAAGCTTCATCCCGATACAGTTCCTGACTCTATAAAGTGCCGTTGGCTTAGTGAACTTGACGGAAAAATTATGAAGGAAACAATGCATAAAGACGGTTTTATCCCGTACAGATTTCCTGATGACGGGGAACGGGAGCTTGTGGTAAAGGAACCTTATGACAATCTTTACGAACTTTATCTTATAGCCATGAGCGACTTTTTCAGCGGAGAATTGGCAAATTACTCCTCAAGTGCCGTCCTCTTTGAAGAAGCGTATTCTGAATTTCGGAAAAGCTATCTCAGGAACAATATGCCTCCACAATATGGATTTGTGGTGTAAAGGAGGAAAAAATATGCATCTTCCAATACTGAAAAGAGAAAACAGATATAAACGCAGTATAATAAGTTTCGGCGGAATAAACGCCACAAGCAACTATTCTCCGGGAGAATTGTCTGACTGCATCGGTATTACTCACAGCGAGTTTCCTTTTATAACACAAAGGAAAAAGAGTGAAAATATATTTTCCTGCATATCTCCCACAGCCGCAGTTCAGGGAGCTTCGGAATGTGTAGCCGCAGAAGACGGATTTTACTATAACCGCAAAAAAGTGGGTGAGCTGTCTCCCGGAAAAAAGCAACTTGTCGCTATGGGAAACCGTATAATTGTTTTTCCGGATAAAATGTATTACGACACGGAAACAGGGCAGTTTAAAAGCCTCAGCGGTGAAGTTTCTTCGTCAGGAGCAAAAGTAACATTTACAAAAAAGAGTATATCGGTACAGACGGATTTTACCGAAACGGTAAAAGAAAATAACCGTATTGTCTTTTCAAAGGGTATGATGATTACAACCTACGAAAAGGCATCGACTTCGGGAGAAAATTTATCTTTAACGGGGCTTAATCTTAAAGAATGCGGTGAACTTCAGGCAGGAACTATATTCAAAGAACGCTGTGAAAAAAACCAGTATCGCGTAGTTGAAAGCATAAACTATCTGGAAGAAAAAGAAGAATACGAGATTATGAACGAGCTTGTAACCGTAAAGAAAACAGCAGCCGATCTTTTCTCAGGCTTTAAAGAAGGAGATGTAATTGAAATCATCGGATGTGTGGCAATTCCCGAAAATAACTGTCAGGCGACAGTATTGTCTGTGAACGGGACATCAATGTCTTTTGACAGCGAATATTTTACTGAGGGAACTGAAAACGGCGGAATAAGTATCAGACGAAAAATCCCTGATTTTACTTCTGCGTGCAGTTATGAAAACAGACTTTGGGGAGTAGAAGGAAACACTATTTACGCTTCGGCGTTGGGGGATATAACATCTTTTTTCACTTACAAAGGAGTTGCTACCGACAGCTTTACGGTAACATCAAATTCTGCAGGGGATTTTACGGCTTGCACTTCTTACGGAAACAGTTGCTTCTTTTTTAAGGAAAACACTTGCTATAAGCTATACGGAAACCGTCCTGCCAATTTCCAACTCGTTGAGAGTTTCGGTATGGGAATACTCAAAAACGACTCAGACAGCATAGCCGTAGCAGGGGATAAACTCATATATAAAGGAAACGGAGGAATATATGTCTGTCACGGAGGATCTCCGGAGAGAATAAGTGACAGTTTAGGTAATATAAAAATGGAAAATGCCGTCTCCGGAAGTAACGGAAAACTGTATTATATCAGTGCAGATACGGAAAACGGAAGGGAAGAGTTCATCTGGGACATTGAAAAAAATCTCTGGTGCAAGTCCGGAGTTTCCGATGTTCGGGGGTATGCATCCTACGGAGAAAAAGTATATCGGTTAATGAAAGACGGAATAGAACAAATTACCTCAGAAACCGATAACGAAGCGAACTGGAGCATAACGATGTGCCCCTTTGACGAGGGCTTTTACGGGACTAAAAACTATTCCAGACTCCGTATTAAAGCACAGCTTTTTGAAGGAGCATACATTCGCACCGAAATTAAGGAAGATGACGGAAACTGGAGAATTGTGAACACATCCTACGGTGACAGAAAAAAGTATATCAATATTCCATGTGCAGTAAAAAGTTGCCATGAACTGAGAATAAGACTTTCGGGAAAAGGCAGAAGCGTTCTGGAAACTGTTACAAGAGAATTCAGCGTAAACTGAGGTGATAGTATGTTTATGAATCTTGGAGATCTTACAGGAAAAAGCCCACAGGAGGCAATAAAGATTATAGAGGCTTATCTCAGATCAAATCAGCAACTGCTGGAATATATTCTCACACATCTGGACAGTTCAAACATTATAGAAATTGATGTTAAGAAAACAAATATTTACAAGGGGGAGGACAATGAGCTATAAAAAAGATACCGACTATCAGTCAAAAATAAATGAAGCAGTGGCAAGCGGAGATTATGAAAGTGCCGCAAAATACGAGCAGAGCAGAAACGAAAAAATTGACGCAGAAGGGCTCAATTATCAGAAAACAAACCGCTATGCAGGATGGCTTGACAAAAACGACTATTCTAAAATTCTTAATAAGCAGATGGCATCGGGGGCATCGAGAGGAGACGTTTCCGAAACTCTTAAAAAAAGAATTTCAAAAGCCAGCGGAACAGAAGGGCTTTCACAGTATGCATATGATGATGTCTATGACAGGGCAATAAAATACATAATGGAAAGTGCCTATTCAGGAGAAGGCAAGCCTCAGTACAAGAGTTCCTACGATGATGAAATTTCCAAGCTTTACCGCAAACTATCGGGTATAAAGAAATTTTCCTATAACCCTTACGAGGATGACTTGTATGAATTTTACAGACAGCAGTATATCCGCGAGGGAAACCGTGCCATGGAAGATATTCTGGGCGAAATTGCCGCATCTACAGGTGGAGTTGCTTCAAGTTATGCCGTAAGTGCAGCATCACAGGCTCAGGAAGAATACAACAAGAAATTGACCGATATAATTCCGAAACTTTATAACGATGCTTACGAAAGATACCTTGACGATATTTCCCGTCAGGAAAGGGAACTTGATATCCTTTCAGATTTGTCTGACAAGGATTACGAAAGATATCTTGACAGCCTTAATCAGTATAACAAGGACAGAACTTTTGAATATGAAAGGCTTATGGACGAAAGAGAAACAGATTATAAAGAAGATCAGGATGCAATTGACATAGCACTCAGAAAGTGGGAGAGTCTTGGCTATCTTGACGAGGAAAGTGCTAAAGTATTGGGGCTCCCTGCAGGACTTCATACCACAGATTACGACTATAAAAAGGCACAGCAATATAAACTGTACAGCAAATAA